TTTAACATAATTTTTTGATTTTTTAAAATTCTTTTTTGAAAATTGATTTTTAAAATTCTTTTTTATTTTTTTGAATTTTTTATCAAAATTTGTAGTTATATTTTTTGTAGTTAATATTATATATTTTTGGAGGTAGATTTTTTATTTGTAGATGTAATCATAGCTAAACCTATAATAATTAATATAGAACCTATAATACCTTGAGTGCTTAACTTATCTTTGAAAATGATAGAAGTTAATATAATAGTAAATATAACACTACTATAAGTAATCGAACTTACATAGCCCATATTTGGACTATTAAGTTGTGCTTGTCTAATTAATAAAAATCCAATAAAACTTAATATACCTGAAATAATAAATAAGCCACTTTGTTTTAGTGTTGGTTTTGTTAGTTTTATATTTTGATAATAAACATAAATTATAGCAGCTATAGTTGTTGGAATTATTCCATATAGTACTATTTCTATAGCATTAAAACCTATTTTCATAAAGTATCTATGGACTACATCGTGAAAAGCCCATAGAAACATAACTATAAAACTTAATGTGATCCATTCTGACATCTTTTTTATTTTTACATTAGAAATTAAACTTTGTGAGTTATAGAAACTATTTAAATAGTTATATAATTTATATATTAAAATAATATAAAATGAGTTATAATTACAGTTTTAATAAATCTATTATCAAGTTAAATAGTAGTTTTAAAAGAAATAGAGTTTCTTATAATTCTATTTCTGTTAATATTCATTGGAGAAAATTACCAATATTACTTGATAAATTATATGATAAAGACTTTAATATTTCAAAAGCATATATAAATAATAATGATACTACTTTATTCATTAAAAATTTTTTATGTTTCGAACAAATGGAATATATAGATGAAATAGTTGAAGATGCTAAAAATGATGATACTATTTGTGGTAAAAATAATATTATACTACCTTCTAATACTGAAATATTATTGTATAATTCTCCTAAAACACTTAAAAATAGAACAATTTTAGAGTTTTCTTGCGACGATAGAATTGGTCTATTAAGTGATATGATAGAATTATTAAGTTGTTTTCCTTTTGAGATTAATGAAGCTTATATTAATACTATAAATGATAAGTATGTAAATAATATATTTCTACTACAAAAAAATAACAAAAGTTTAACAAATAATGAAATTGAATATATTTCAAACATTTTTGAATATGAAGTAAAAAGAAAAATGGAAGGAACCCCTTTATACTAAACTATATATTTCATCAGCAACTCCGTTTTTAACACACTCATCTGCATTCCATATAGTGTCTTTCTTTAGTAATTTTTGTAGTTCTTTTAATTTAAAAGGTGTTTTTTGTGTATAAAAGCTATACAAATGATTCATTAATTTCTTAAGATTTTCAAACTCCTCTGTTATTTCACTCATCTTACCCCATACACCAGAACGTAATTCGTGAATTAACATATAAGCATTTGGTAATATATATCTCTTTTTACCTGCTAAAGAAATCAAAGTTCCTGCAGAAGCTACAAAACCATCAACTACAGTATATACAGGACAGCGTAACGAATTAATACAATCAATTGCAGATAAAGCTGCGTGAATAGAACCACCATTTGTAGTAATGTATAGATAAATAGGTAAAGGTTCAATACGATAAGTAATACTTACTACAGACATCTTATCATCTATCATTCTAAGTTCTCTATTCAAAGCAGTCATACTTTCATTTGAAATATCATCATTAAAATATATGCGATTATGAACAGTATGTATGTTAGTATTATTTGTTTTAGGAAACATTAATGGAAAAGGTATCATAGGTCCTCCTTCTTCTTCTTCTTCATCTCCAGTAGGAACTGGTAATTTTCTCTTCTTAGAACATTTAGAACCCCAAACATTATTTGAGTAATACATATTTTTTAATATATAGATATAAAGATTATATTATTTATTTTTATTTTTCTAAAATCTGTATATATATATATTGTTATGTTTAAATAGTATTTAATTTTCTAAAATCTGTATATATCCTGTCCTTTTTATATACTTCCAAATAATTTAGACTATTTATATAACAATTATCTTTATCTAATGGTGTATAATTAGAATGTCTTATCTCCCAATCTTCTTCTGGTGTATGATTAAATACTCTCCATACTAAATCATGCACAAAGAACTTCTTAATATCATTTTTAGATACTTTAACATCTATATATCTATATGGTGTTCCAGGATATCTATTTCCACTTGTTATATAAAAGATACTTATATCCATATATTGGATTTTACCACTTGAAGATATTCTAAGGTTGTTATCACCTATTTTAATCATCCTCCATTCTATATTTTCCAATAATTCTTCATCAAATATAAAATCTTCGTGTTCTGGATCATCTTCTTTTACATAATTGTAATATGTTATATCTTCATCATATATTTCTTCGTCTGAAGATACTGATATATTATCGTCGTAGTTATTTTTAAAATCTTCTTTTGTAGTATTCATACTAATTATTACTAATTATACTAATTATACTATATTTATGTTAAAATATTGTTGATAATTCTTAAATAAAAATTGATTTTATTGGAATTATTATTTTCAAAACATTAAATTAGTAAAATATTTAAATTAAAATAATATAAAATAATATATAATGAATCATACAATTGAAAAACTATTAACAAATATTATTAAAAAACAAAACAAGTATTTATTAAAAGAAATTGCAAAGGATTATGAATTAGATGAAAATTATATGATGAATATGTATAATAGAAGCACCTTCTACAAGATAGATAAATTAGATGATAACAAAACATATAGAATTATAAAAAAATGATAAATTGTTTAAACAAAAGAATAAATGTAAATGTAAATATTTATACAATAATTATAAAATGACATCAAGTAATCATCCTGAATATGCCTATCTTAATCTTATGGATAGGATTTTAGAAAAAGGAACTTACCATCCTGATAGAACTGGAACTGGTGTATATTCTTATTTTGGAGAGCAAATTAGATTTCCTATAAAAGATTCTTTCCCTCTTTTAACTACAAAAAAAATGTTTTCAAAAGGTATTATTGAAGAATTATTATGGTTTCTAAAAGGTCAAACTGATAATAAAGTTCTTCAAGAAAAAGGAGTTAAGATTTGGGACGGTAATAGCACTCGTGATTTCTTAGATAAACGTGGTTTAACTAATTATGAGGAAGGTGACTGTGGTCCTATTTATTCATTCCAATGGAAACATTTTGGTGCTGAATATAAAGATTGTCATACTGATTATAAAGGACAAGGTGTAGATCAAGTTAATTACATTTTAGAAGAATTACGGAAAGACCCGAATAGTCGTCGAATTTTTATGAGTGCTTGGAACCCTTCTGATTTACCTAAGATGTGTCTTCCTCCTTGTCACGTATCAGCTCAATTTTATGTGAGAGAAAATAAGTTTTTAAGTTGTCATATGTATATGCGTAGTTGCGATGTATTTTTAGGACTGCCTTTTAATATTGCTTCTTATGCTTTACTTACATATATGTTAGCAGCACAAACTGGATTAACTCCTGATGAACTTATTATTTCATTTGGAAATATTCATATTTATTCTAATCACGTAGAACAAGTAAAAGAACAACTTACCAGAGAGCCGATGGAATGGTGTACTCTTGAATTAGATGATCCTTCTACTTGGACTATGGATACAATTACAAAGGAACAGATTAAAATCAATAATTATACATCAAATGGCACTATTAAAGCAACTATGGCAGTATAAAATAAAAATTAAAAATATATACATTATATAGAAATAAAACAAAATAAAATGGATAATTTCAGATTATATATGTTTTCTATTTTATTATTACTTACATTCTCTCTATACCACGCTGTAAATACACTTCTTGAAAAGAATGGTGTAATTGCTAAATTTATTGCTATCCTTGTTATAGGATATTCTGTTTATTTAGCAGTAAATAGAAATACTTATTTACCATTCCTTGGTCCTACTGTATTGCCCATGTCTCTATTAAAAGAATCTTCTTCATACGGTGGTTCTAAAAAGGAATTACGTGTTCCAGTTGATATAGATGCTCCTGAAAATACAATTGTTATGTATTGGGCTTCTATGCCTAATGAAAGTATTATTCAATCACCTTATGAAGCATACAGTAAATTTGAAAATGCTGGTGTAACTACTGTAAATAATAAAAAGGCTTTCTTTGAAGTAGATTGCCCCAGTTCATATAAAATACCTTCTTCAAGAGTATTATCTCCCCATATTCATTATAGAATAGTATATCCAAACGGTATTGCTGGTTCAGTTAGAACAGTCTATGTAGATTGTGCCAAAAATAAAAATTAAATTATTTCGATAATATTAAATCTAAACGCTTTTATTCTTTTTTAATAGTTTGTTTTTGAACTACAGGCTTCTTTTCCAATACTGATATACGTGCTTCAAGAGCTGAAAGATCAACTGGTTTAGGTTCAGGCTTAGATTCAAGAGCAGCTACTCGGTCCATTAACTTAGAATGACTTGTTTCTACTAAAGCTACGGTGCTTACAAGTTTTGTTACTAAATCTTGCATATCGTTTGAAGATGAACTACCACTTAGAGAGTTGAGTTTTTCTTCGATTTCATCAAAACGTCTTCTTACTGCACGGTCCATTTATATGTTCTGTTATAACTAGTGAAAAAAATTTTTATTTTTATACGCGCTTTTTATTTTTCCAACATTCAAAATTATATGAAAAATCATTTTGTACAAACATTTTTGTTCTTGCTTCTAATAAAAATACATCTTCTGATATCTTCGGGAAAAAACGGTCACAATTATATTCTCTATCAATAAAAGTTCTATAAATTGTATTTATATGTAAAGTATCTAATGCTTCCTTATATATCCTTTCACCACCTATGATAAATATATGATGTATATTATTTAATGTATCTATTAATAATTCAGCCTCTTTTAAAGAATTACAAAAATATAGAGCAGTATTTTTAGGATTATTAATTTTAATAATTTCTGGATTTGATGTTATAACTATATTTATTCTATCGTCTAATGGTCTATCTAATGTTTCAAATGTTACTCTACCCATTATCATAACATTTTTTAACTCTGGTTTTGGTGTAGTTGTTGTTATTATTTTAAAGTTTTTAAAGTCTTTACTTATATACCAAGGTATTTTATTATCTTTTGAAAAACCATTTTTATTATCAGTTGCAACTATTATATTATAGTATTTATTCATATTGACCCACTTATACTTTCTATTGACATATTTTTTAACTAATAATTATTATTTAAAAAATATGCTATTAATTTATATAAAAGCCTTATAGTAAATACTGTAATTATAAAAATATGTTTTCAAATATAATTCTTAGTAATCATATTACTAATACTAATAATAAATCAAATATTAGGAATATTAAATGTCGTTCTTTTAATAATATTAGAAATATAAACTTATTATATAAAATTAAAAAACTAAATGATTCTTATTACTATACAAATGATATCCACGGATTAGAATTATATAATATTATTGAAGATACTTTTAACAAACCTTGTAAAGTATGTTTTGAAGTTAAATACAATAGAGTTTATTTTAGTATCTATCCTAATATTACTGTAAAAAAGAATGTATCATATCTACAACATGTACAGAATATGTGCAAATATATAAATGATTGGGAAATAGAATATTATATTAAGACTACATTACATAATATTAAATTAACGAATGATAATAAAAGTTTTTGTTTAATAACACTTCCATTAGATATTAGGTATTATTTAACAGATTATTCAATAAATCCAGATTTATTTGTAAATACAGATGATTCTATCCATATAGATTATTCAATCTATAAAGATGACTATTTGAATTAAATTACTATATTTTAAATTATTTTTTATTTATTTTTATAAAAATAAAAATCATTTTATATGTTAGAGTAATTTAGAGATAAATGGATACTATTATTACAAAATTAAAAGATATTACATTACCTTTAGTTCCTATATCTGTAACAGAAATAATACTATTTGCTATATCTATTACACTAATAGTAGTTACAGTAACATTAATATATTATACAAACGTTCAATTAAGTGTTCGTAAAGACTCAAGATGTTATAGAGATAAACAATTATATCGTCCTGGTGTAGGTATTTATAAAGCAGTTGGAAGTTCTGTAAATGGTGATGAAATTTTCGAAGTTTCATATGATATTGGTGCTAAATCATATGAAATTAAACAAGTTTGTAGGAATGGTCCTATACAATTGAAGATTTCTATTCCTGTATATGATCTTCAAACAAGAACTCCTCAAATGGCAGATAAAATATTTGAATGTGAAAGTGATTTCGGTGTAAAAGATAAGGGTGTAATATATTCTGGGTATCCAGGTATTGTTAAGTTTATGAGATTCGATAATACAGAGTTTTTTGATTCAGCATTAGAAAATTAATAATTTTTACTTATTTTATTTTTATTTTTTACTCTATTGAATATTTATTGAAAACTTCTTTGAATTCGTCTTTTGTAGTATTATCTAATTTTATTTCAGGATACTTAATATCAAAAACTATAAATAAATCACCTGTATTTTTATTTGTTTTCATACCTTTATCTTTTATAATATATTTCTTATTTGGTTGAATAATACCAAAATCACTTATATTCATATTAATTGTTTCATTATATAATGGAATTGATATATCTTTACCTATAATGCTTTCTTTGAATAGTATTTTTTGCTTATATATCAAATCTAAATTATCTCTTTCAAATATATTATCAAAATTGATTAATATTTCTATTATTAAATCTCCTGGAATATCACCAGACCTTTGCGGTTGATCTCCACATCCTTCTATCAATATTTTTTTACCATTTTCAACACCAATAGGTATTTCTATTTTTATAATTCTCTCTTCATATATATTTATATTTCCATTACAGTTACTACAATTATTATTAGATACAGATGCCTGACCACTACCATTACAGTTATTACAAGATGTTGTAGAAATTGTTGTAAAAGGACCCATTCTTTGCATTTGATTAATTTTTCCAGAACCTTGACAAATATTACAAGTAGAAATACATTTCATACATTTTTTTGCTAATTTTATTTTAATTGTTTTGTTAATTCCAAAATACGCATCTTTATTTGAAATTTGTATAACGTGATTTATATTTCTACATTTTTGTCTTGAAGGTGTTTGTTGATGATGACTTCTCATATTAGGACCTGCTCCAAACATATCTCCAAATGGAAAAGAATTATTTCCTCCTCTTCCAAAGAATTGTTCGAATATATCACGAGGATCTATATTTTGGTGATTTGATAAACCTTGTTTTAATCCTTCATCTCCTACACGATTATACATTTCTCTTTTTTCATTATCACTTAATACTTGATAAGCTTCTGATATTTCTTTAAATTTATTCTCATCACCTCCTTTATCTGGATGATATTTAATTGCTAACTTTCTATAGGCTTTCTTTAAATCATCTGCAGAACAATCTTTTGATACACCTAATAATGAATATAAATTATATGTAACCATATTAATTTTAATCTATTATTTATAACTTCTTAAATAATATTATTTATGGAAATAATTTATGTATATTATAAAATAAACTGAATATTATAGGAAATTATAATATATAATATATAAATAATATGCAAATATTTAATATTAATGGACCTCAAGATATACTTGATTTATTAAATAATACTACTATAAAACCTATAGTTGATTGGAAATCAGTTAAAAAAGATGATAGAGTTTTATTAATAATACCTAAATCTCATCTACTTTATGATAATATTTCTAATAATTATGTATTGAATGAAATTAGAAAAACAATTATTAATACTATAAATGTTAAACCTAAATATGTTGTTATATATATTGATAGCAATAATATCAAGTTTAACAATGAACTTATTCATAATTTAGAAAATACATATGGAAACGAAATACTATGGATTAACGACTTAAGTTTATTAGAAAATAATGATTTTATAGAGCATCATAATTATAAAAAACTATACCTATATAATAAAGCAATTGAGAATATACCATTAAATAATTATTTTAATAATATTATTATTGATAATATTAAACCTGTTATTAATTTTGACAATTTTGAAAATATTCAAGATTCTATTGTAAATGGTTATGTATTAGCTGAAGATAATATTACTATTAGAATGTATATGAAAAAAATTTTAAATATTAGATTAAATTCTTTAAGAAGTAGTAAAAATAAAGCGACTAACACTTATAATCTATGTTATATTATTGGAAATATAGATATGTATAATCAACAAGATATTATCGATTTACTTAAGAAAACTTATGAATATCGTATGTGTTCATTGTTATATATGTGTAACACTGATAGTTCGTTTATTAAAGATGTTATAAATATAGATGTTAGTAAAAGATTATTAGGTTCTTTTCCAAAGATATTTCATTATACAAATAAAATAGATATAGATATAGGTACTGAACTCATATCAAGATTAGAAAGAGTTTCTAAATTAAAAGCAAATTATGTATTTATTGGTGATTTTGAGTTTTATAAAAAAGATATTAAAGAAAAATGGATAGAATGGTTACCTGGTATTGGGGATAATTCTATATTTGACCCTTACGCATATCAGTCTCTCGTATTAGATAACACAGACAAATATCAGAGTTCTTTTAGGATTAGTTCTCAAATTATAAATGTACTTCATGAATATATTGATTTAGAAAACTCAAATGATGAACTATATAGTTATAGTGTTAAAGAAAATGAAATAGAAAATAAACTAGATGAAGAATTAGATAGATATTTTAATGAAGAAGAAGAGGAATATGAAGAGGAAGATGAAGATGACGATGAAGATGAAGAGGAAGATGAAGAAGAGGAAGATGAAGAAGAGGAAGAAGAAGAGGATGATGAAGAAGAAGATGATGAATATGATTATTAACGTGTTAAGAATAATTTATTAACTCTTTCAAAGTGTTCTGCGATCTGTTTATCTTTATTTTGTAATCTTGATAATCTTTCTTCTTCTTTTTTCTTTTTATATTGTTCAATATTATTTTGATGTCTTAATTCTTTAGAGTTTAATTTTTTCTTGGTAATATTATCTCTTTCTGCTTCAAAGTCATCTACACTATTATATTCTTTTCTTTCCTTAATTGCACGTGGGTCAATTAATCTTGAAGTTGTGTGAGCCTTCATATAATCTGCGTAATGTAAAGCAGATTGTCTTGTTGTATCTGTGCTAAAATCTTTTGTCTTCTCTCCTAATTCTGAAAATTGTAAAGTATTTGCTAATATTATTGGTTCTGGATCTTTATAAATAATAACTTCTTTCGATAATGGAACATTTTTATCAAACGCCTTATTAAACTTTTTATTACTATAACTATTTAATGTTTTTGGAATATCTATATCTTCTCGTACTTTTGATGACTCAGCCATCATATGACCATATCCTATATCGTCTTCGTCTTCAAACTTATTTTCATTAAATAGCATATTAAACTTATCATTTGATATATGTGATGAAGCTTCTGGAGTGTAATTGTTATATTCTGTATTTTTATACTCTTCTTTTAATTGATGGTGTTGTTTATCTGCTTGCTTACTTTTATATTCTTTTGCTAAATATTTAAAACATTCTGTAACAGTATTAAATAACAATTTAGAACCTCCTTTATCTGGATGCACCAATTTAGCCAATCTTCTATATGATTTTACTAGCTCATCCCAAGTAAAATTTTCGTTTAAATCAAGAACTTCATATGGATTTACATCACTCATATCAACATTTTGATTTTGTAATAAAGAATTATAATATTTTTCATATGTATTTGTCTTAGTATTAGTATTACCCATCTATTAGGTATATATAATATCTCCTAAATAAAAACTTTTAAATAAAAATTTAATATTTTTAAGTAATTAATTTTTTGATATTTATATTGATGTATTTGTAATACAATGAATCCCCCCATACATTTTATGAACCTCTGATAAATTAACATATGTGCTGTAAGGTATTTTTCTGTAAGTTTCATGGTCTTGTACTAATATTTTGTTATTACCAAGATTTAATATATTACAACCGTAATTCTTTTGAGATTCATCTGAGATTGGAATAACGTTAATATTTTCCTTTATTAAATAATCAAAAAAACTTATTTTATTTTTATTTTTTACAAAAATATCTTTATCATCTAAAATATATTCATCAACATATCTATAATAAGGTTTTGATTTATCTGTAATTGACCCTTTCCATA